ATAATCTCCGGTGAACCCCCAATTAGGAATGTCCCGCAGGAAGTTTCTCTTCTCGGTGTCTCTTCCCCACTGAACTATCCTTGGTGCCCTCTGCGCATTACATGGGAATACCATGAAATCTCGCTGCTTTAGTGGATACCTCGCCTCGTCGGAAACGCTCGTGTCCAACATGTACTGGAGGCACCAGTTGAGCTTCCCCTGGATTTCACGTTTCAGTAGGGTTTCATCGTTGAACCTTGTGTCTGTTGGCAGGCCAACCATACCTGGATCATCTGCCAGGGCCTGTTTGATTTCCGGTGCCAGGGTGTCGATTGTCCTTCCCTGCATATCGGAGAACAGGTAGTGTTGATGGCACTCAAAGGACGGGTATCTGGCAGGCCAGACCCAAGCTCTGTAGCCACGTTCTTTCACCAGGGAGGCATATATACTTTCTTCTGACTGCGGGGTCCCCAGGAAGATAATGTCTCCGCCAGGGTATCCTCGTTTTGGATCAGAAGGGTAGATAATGTTTGAGAACTCCAGGGTTCGATCTGACAATTCTTTGCGTCGTTCTTCGGTTCTGCTGTTCTCCCAAATCTCAACGTCATCAGCGATGATGGTAGAGGCACGGTCGCCGGTGATCTGACCAGTGACCGACTGCGCTTGCACGCTTGGTGACTGGGTATTGCTCGCACCCTTGACATCGAACAAATCAAAGCTGTCTCGCTGCCAAGTTTGCGGGCGAAGGTGTGCCAGACAAGGAAGGGTTAATAGGACTTCCTTGACCTGCTTAACGAACTTCTTGGACTTCGGCTGCGTCGCGGACAAGATCAAGACCTTCTCTTCCTCGGGGTTCCTAAGTAGGAGCCAGAGGGTGTAGGCAGCCAGGATTTCTGACTTACCTACACCACGAAACGCCTCAATCAGATCGAGCCGGCCACGGTCGGTCATCAAGGTTTCCCCGTACAGCGCCCACCCATGTTGAATGAAGGACGCTATTTGATACTGTGCAGGGGTTGGGTCTTGATTTGGCCGAAGGTGCCGGAACACGACATACAAGAAGTTCCTAAAGTCTTTCACCAATGGATCGTCGGGATTGACATTAGGATGCAGCGGAAGAGGCACGCTTGTCCCTCCGAAGGGGCTTCTTCGGTTCCTGGAAGAAGGGGAGGTCCCCATAGTCTGCCATGAACTGTTCAGTTGACACGGGTTTCCGTTCAGTCGGGTAGTCTTTCAAGAACTGACGCACGACATTCAGGAAGGACGCTTCAACAGGAAGCCGAGAGATTGATCCATCCTCGTTTGTAACTTTGTATCCACCATTAACCAATGCGTCATAAAGACCATCGGTGAAGGCTTCAAGGAGTTGGGATTGGGTAGCCATTGTTTTTATTCTCCAAGGAACATTTTGCGTTCAGCTTCGCGTCGTTTGACCAGACCATTGAGGACTTTACCACCGGCTTTATTCCATTTCAGGAATTCCTCGGCGGCGGAGGCTTTGTCATCACTGTTTAGGCGTCGGAGCAGGGTTGATTTCTTAAGGTTTCCTTCACCAAGATTGTAGGTAAACGACACCAGGGCATCGAATTCGTTTTGAGATACTGGCACTGTTACCAGTTTCAGAACAGAACGCTCGAAGCGGTCGAGGTCGCTCTTTAGCATGTTTTCGGCCTCGGCCTCGGTTATGGGCAACGTCCCTGAATTGATAGCGTTGGTTGTCCCGTATCCGATAGTCCACACGCCTGCCGGGCATTTGTAGGGCTTCGATCTGAACCCCTCGAAATGTTTAATCAGGTCGATCCCGGCTTGGCTCGTATCCCCCAGGAACGTCCCTCGGTCCTCGTTTTCGGGATATGTGGGAGCCATTCTGGTAATAGGGGAAGAGGGGTCAGGGGCTTCCGGGTGTCCTCGTACCAGGGAAATAGCCTCGGCCTCCGCAGCAGCCAAATCGGCTTCTTCCTTAGCTTTGGCTTCCTCGGCTTGACGTACAAGCAGGCGGGCCGCAGCTATATCCTTGGCTAGGGCTTGTTTCGCAGGGTCCACAGTGACCTTTGACGGGACCCTCTCCAGCATCCGGGACCCAAACCAGAAGGCCATGATGCCAGAAGTAGTTGCCCACAGCCAGTCAGGGACTGTCGCGAGAGCATTGAAACTCAGACTTGACCCTTCCGGGTCTATACATGCCCACGCGATCATTCCAAGAGAGGCATAAGTGCACACCGGTCTGACTGTTCGATTGACCCCCTCAACGAAGCTATCCCAGTAAGTCCGGTTCGTCCTGTCCCCGAACTCTGAGGTATACGCTTGCAATACCAGGGCTTGTTCATCCGCCAGGGCTTTGTCCTTTTCGTCCCTGGCTCCCCATACAGATTTGATTATGCTGTTGGCTCCACCAAGGACACCTTCGACAATTCCGGCTATTGCAGGAGCAATCATGGGTTATTCTCCAAAGACAATCACATCAAACATAACCGACGTAATTGGAACTACTGATGTGGTGATTTGCTTTACAGACAGTCCTTGTCCAGCCCTTAAGAAAATCGGGTCAGCACTGTAATCCTCCACATACGAAGTGTCCGTTGTAGTCGTTACTTCCTCGGGGTTCTGCCTAAATTCACTGAAAACCCATCCATTTGTTTCGGTTACGGTCGCTAAAGTCATAGCGTTCAAAAACGCAGGCAATGCAGTTGTAGCCTTATATTTGGTATCTTTTGGGGCCAATGTTACATTAGCTCCACCACCAATGGCGATGTCTGTAATACGCCACAAGGCGTATTTGATTGCAACACCGGTTACAGTGGCATGGATAACAGAGTTTACTTTTATCTTTTTCACTTGCAGATATTGGTATTCAGTAGCAGTTGCCTTTACGAATATAGCACCAACTGATGCATTTTGAGCACCTGTGATGGAAAGGCAAGGAATGACGGCAGCATATGCAGACATTTATGGGTTACTCCTTAGATAAAGGTCAATGAACCCAACGAGGGCCACTGCGACGGTTAGGACCCCGGTGGCCCCATATGTGAATTTCTCAAGAAACCTAAGACGTTTTTCATGGTCATCGTCTCTTAAGCGGCTTGTTTCGTGTTCTGACAAGAGGGCGGCACTGAGGGCGTCGAGCTTTGCTTCGATACGCCCTAGCCTAGACCCAAGGTCTAAATCATCCATTACATATCCTTTAGGTCAAGCTGTTCATGCCGTAGATGTAGTATTTGCCAGCGTTAAATGTTCCGGCTGATTTATAGAGGCGGATACCTTCGATGGGGAAACTGTGGAAAGCACCACCATCACCCCTATATGATAGCATCACATACTTGGTTGCTCCGGTGACGCGCATCATTTGGCACCAGTCCAAACTCATCATAGGGTATGTACCTGCTACGATTAGGGAAGTGTTGGTGAACACATACGCTGCTGAGAATATATCATCTACATTGAAAATGTCAACAAGCTTTATTGTAGAGTCACTGTTATCATACGCATCGTAAGAACCAGTTCCCACCAGGGACACTTCACAATACCAACCATAATCGGCTACGCCAGTTTTGTACGCTCCATCAAGTTTCCACCGCATAAGGATATCTGCATCAGCGGCGTCTGCTGTCTTAATCCCCACCACAATGAGTTTAATCATTTTGTAGGTGTCAAGGTCTGCTGGTTCGATGTCTAAAGAACCACCGGTAATGTCTCCGCTCTCAAGAGGGACCCAGGCACTAATCCCAGTCATTGCCCCAAGCCCAACAGCGGGCATTACCCCGCCGGCTTGGAGTTCAGGGACATCCCCTTCGGCTACCCCTGTGTCAGTCAATGCAGCAGTACCAAGTCCTAAAGCACGCTGCATTGCTTCGTTATCTGCACATGACAAAAGAGTGATTACGTCCGGTGTAGCATCCAAAGCACTGGGGGCTAATCCATGCCAATCCCAAGCACCCCCGGAGGCAACAAGGGTCAACCCGTCTTCCCCAGGGTTATCTGGTATAGGGACGTTACCTGCTGCGATAGTCAAGGCATCAACGTAATCCTTGGTTACAGCGTCCCCCCCTTCGGTTGGCAAGGCCAAATCACGGATGTTCTTGCTTCCCGCTGTGTATTGATTGTCCACCCCATATGGAAGTCCTGAAACTGAGGCCGTGTCCACAGCTTCTTGCGCCATAAAGAACCCCTGGAGACTGTCGGTGTCCATATCTGCTTCGGTGATGACAGTCCCGGCCACCCAGTCAACAAGTCTCGTTGCGTAGCTGGTGTTCCTTAGAATGACAACATCATCCCCTTCGGATAGTCCTACATCGAATTTTAGTGTAGAAGCACCGGTTAGGGTCCAGTCTGGTTCAAGAACACCATTGACAAAGGCGAAGATGTGGTCCTCGGAAATGTATGCAAAAGAGAAAACGAAATTAGTTTGCCCGGCTGTTGCTACATATTCGTCGCGTGCATAGAAGGCCATGATTTACCTCAAGTTTTGATAATGTAGTTAAGCACTTGCCAGGGCTGAGTATTTGAGTGCGCGGAACCACTACCTGTTGCATCAGTAGGTTGAAGTGTAGTACCCGTTGTACCAAGAGCAGCTTTTGTTAAGGCCCCACCAGTGGTGACAGAGATAGTGGTAGTATGCGTGTGCGAAGCCAATTCAGCAGTTATGAGGGTATGCGTTTGAGCACCACCAACACCGCCGAGGGTATCCGCTTGGGCACCACCTGTTGAAGCAGAGGTAACACGCGCGGCATCCACACCACCCATGTTGTCTTTACCAAGAGCAAGGCGACCACGAAGGTCTGGCATATTGAAGGTTGTTGAACCATCACCAGCACCATAAGTGGTTCCAAACAACGCAAAAAGGGTTGCGTAAGTCGCTCGAAGTACAGCTTGCCCATTGCAGAACAGATATCCAGCAGGGCAAACATCGTCTGCCCAAATGAAGATCATTCCTGCTAAGATGCCTGTACCTGGGATAGCATATGTAGCATCTGCCTTAAGGAATTTACCAGCAGCGGCATCGCCAGCAGCAGGCGCAGGACAGGCACCTTTAGTTCCACCTGCCCCTGCATCCCCCACCATGGTCACATATTGATCTGCGGTAAACCTACCACCGACACCAAGTAAAGGGATTTTCCCTTGTACTACCCCGATATCTTCGACGGCAGCCGTACCAAGTAAGGTTGTAACATCAACCCAGGTCCAACTATCCTCAGCATCGGCATATAAGACGAAGCCTACTTCGCCTGCTTCTGGCCCGACTACGTTTCCATCTGCGATAACCAAGTCATCAACATAGCCTTTAGTTGCGGCATCTGTATCTAACACAGGTTCTCCCATGTCTCTGACCAGGACACCATCGAGATCGAAGTTCCCGTCAATATCCACAAGTCCCAGGTTTAGCGCAACCAAATCGTGTGCTTCCTGGGCCAAGTAGAATGCTTGTAGGCTGTCTATATCCAGGTCATCTTCGGTAATGACTGAACCAGCCACGTAGTCGATAAGTCTTTCGTCTGGAGAACTCGCCCTATAGATGACCAGTTCATCACCTGCATCACAGGGGTCTACCATTTCAACGAGAGTTGGGGAAGTGAACTCAAAGTCCACTCCCTCCAACTGTACGACGCTGTTGAGGATTACCTGCACATGCTCTTCCCTCAGATAAGGGAAAGAGATGGCGAACTCCGTTTGTCCGGCTGCCGCCGAGTATTTGTCATATGCATAGTAAGCCATTTCTTACTCCTGTAGTTTCGGGATGATCCCGTTGTCTTGAGCATACCGCATTGCTGCTGATGGTGCCCACAAGTTATTGAATGGTAGCAAACGAATGAATTGTTTAGCTGCCATTCTGGCTTCTTTCTCTGGTTCGCTTTCGGGGTCAGTCATACCAATGACATGAGACATAGCTGACACGAAAGTTTCGAAAGTCCCGAAGGAGGGACCGAGCAGGGTCGTAGCGGCTGATCTCTCAGCGGTTCTTGAGGCAACTCCTGGGAACACCCCAGGCACCCCTTGTTTAGCCATCCACTTGTTCAGGCTGGCACCGCCAACTTTACCAGCGAACTCGATGGGTTGCCCCATAGGTCCTGGCAGCGGGGATCGGAGAAACCCTTCCCAAATCAGGTTCAGGTTCTTTCCTGACGCCAAATCATCAATCTGCTGATTTATGTGTTTCGGGTCAGTACCCCCAAGCCAAGGGCGAATTGCCATCCCGAGAAGCCCGAGGGTGATGCCGGAAATGAAGTTAATTCCGGTGAATGCAGCCTCATGGTTGCCCCAGGCTCTTTGCAGCATTGGCCGGGTATACCGACTTACAGCAGCAAAGTTGAATGACTGGAACTGCATCAAGATTTTAGCCAACGGGTTCGAGCAGAACTTAGGAAGATCACCAAGCCCAGGGATAATCAATGCTTCGTTTTGCAATGTCCCCATGGCTGTAATGAACATCCTGTGAGCATCTGGATCAAGTTTAACCCACTTCTCCAAATGAGGATAGACAACACCGTCTACAACGTCAGATGCAGTGTTTATCAAATGGCTAATTCGACCTGCCATCCATGGATCAATCCCAAGTCTTGCCCACTTCCCGACTTGTCCATCAGCGAGTTTACCTGCGGCATACATAGGAAGTTCCTTGACAGCCTTCCCAAGGAAGAGTTCACCTGAAATATTGCGCATGGCTTTATTCCAGGGCAGCATCAGGTTTACACGGTTCATCAGGTTTACACCGGCTTCCGTCAGGTCTTCGAGTTTTCCGGTGAATTTCCTCATGTTGCCATGCCCGATACCAGAACCAGCACGAACATAGTCATCAAGCCCCCAAGTAGTGATTTGGCGACTGTAAGCAGTGGTTATTTCCAATCCTTCCAGAACCTGACGCAATTCAGCCGAGGGGATTTGATGCCCTCTCTTTTGAATGTAACGCATAGCCTTCGGGATAAACTGGATAAGGTTCGTATCGGTGGCTGCACCAACGGTCACTGGATCGGTAATGGCTGAGAAGAGAACACGCCCCATACTTCTTAGGAAGTTGACTTTACGCATTTCCTTCGACCAGAACATGACAGCGTGGTTTGGGTTATTCCCAAGACCATACCTGCCCAGGAACTTGTCACGCATGTCAAAGATGTCTTCATTGGCAGTGTGGTAAGCATCCTGCAAGTACCCCAACAGGGTATCGTCACCTTCTTTTCTGGCGAGGGTGATGGCGTCTTCATAGGAAGTCAGGAGTTCCTTAGTTGTCTTAGCCATACTCTCTTCACCGAAGGTATCCACAAGGGCCAGTCTGGCTCCCATGTCTTCGGTGTAGGACAATGCAACCTTATCAGGTTGGATAACCAAGAACTTCTGCAATCGAGGGTCATTCAGCATCGGTCCCCAACGGAGTTGCCGTTGTTTCATGCGTCCAGACTTCTCGACGACATCCCTTGGAAGGAAACCGAAAGGATTTAGCTTGTGGTTGTTTACTGCATCGAATGTACTTTCAACAAGTTCATCCAGGGTCTTCATTTCCTGTACAGCTTTAACCTTAGCCTCAGCCTTCTTTACACCCTTTTCAAGCTTAATGATTTCCTTCTTCTTCGAAGTGATGTGTTTGTTGACCAGTTTCTCGAACTGTTTGGCTTGTAGCAAGCGTTGTTCAGCACGGTCAATCTTCTTTACAAGGCGATCTGTCTCATTCAGAAGTTGAGCGTATCGGCCAACCCTGGCTTCTACCCAGTGTTCACTGGCCTGGACAAAACCTCGAAGTTTGTTTACTTGGCGAAGATGCGTGTCCAGGTCTATTTTGTTTTTCGGGAGTGGTTTAGCCTCCAGAGCAGCGAGTTTCTCCTGAGCGGCTTCAAGTTTAATTTTTCTGCGTTCAGTAACCTCGTGCATCTTTTCGAGTTCTGCACGGCGGACTGTGGCCTTTTGTCTTGCGTCTCCGACGAGGGCTTTGAGTTTCTCACGGCCAGCATCAGTCTTGAGAGCGCGGCGTTGTCTTTCCAAAACTTTCCCATCTTTGAGTGCCTGTACTGCGTCAATGTATGATTGTTCGGCGGCGGCCTCTGCGTCAGCTTTACTTGCTGCTTCCCAATCAGCGAATGCCGCAATCTTTTCATCCTCGGGAAGGTCGTGGTACTTCTTGCCGTAAGTGTTGATCGACCAAGTATCGTCAGGTTCCTTGATGAACAATTCACGAATGAGAGATTTGAACTGGTCAGGATCATTTCTGACTGCATCAAGGTCATATAGATGTCGGAAGTAATCTTCTTTGACATCTGCTTCATCCAGCATACCAAGCCTTATTTCCTCGTCTTTCCACCTTGCAAAGAAAGTCTTAAGGTTCTCTCTCCCTTGAATTACACCTTGCTTGAAAGCATTCTTTGCTTCCTTGGTTGGGAGTAAGTTATCAATTTCAGGAAGAACCTGCCATGATTTCTCAGCCCCACCTTCAACAGCCAGGGCATACCTTCCCATTTCCAGGTCGAACATGTGTTGGTTGATGCCCTTGTAAGTAGCGATTGGTCCTGACTTCTGCCCAATTGCCTTCATCGTCTGATCGTAGGAGAGCCTAGCATTGACTGAATAGTCAATATACCAAGTTCGATAGAAGCCCTTGCGGGCCTCGGCAGAGATCGTAGGGACACCTGCAAGGTTCTCCTTGGTTAGAAGATGGGTTTCCATGAGCCGTTCAACGATAGACCAGTGCCGGCGAACAGCCTCGTTTGTAGCCGCAAAAGCAGGCCCCTTCTTTACCTTCTTGGCCAAGTTTTCTGTCCAGTCGGTTACAGTGTTTACAGCGCGACCGAGGGGGGACATCTTGTTCATAAGGTTTCGCGTTGTCCACCAGGGGCGAGAACCTGGAATTAACTCGGACTGAAATGAAAGCGGACCAGCACTGACTTTACCAGCACCGACCGTACTTAGACCAAACTCCGCCATAGCATCAGCGTTATCTGGCACCACATCAGCCGGCACCCGTCCGGTGGCGTCATAGATTTCCGGCCAGGATTTCCCGGTTTTCAATGGCGTGTTTCCGAGCACAGCACCGACAGCCCCGCTCAAAAGGCCGCTCAGGGCTATGGAAGAGACGCTCTCGCTTAGAGTGCGGAGGTCCTGGCCCTCCTGTAGCACCCCTTCCATGAGGCCCTGTTCCAAGGCCCCCGCAGCGCCCATAGTCGCAAAACGACCGAGGCGAGAAGCATACCCAAGCCCTCTAAAGTATTTATCAATGGCCCCAATTGCCAACCAGCTAAATGGGTCAGCAAGTTGGGCACCAATGCCACCGACGAGATAAGGAATGGTGCCATTAGCGTTAGCCTCTTTCACCATATCCTTCTCGTAACGGAGCCTCATCAGGGTATCCTCGAATTCCGCAGGGGAATTACTTTGGTTAATCAGATGAGGGTTGTCTTCGATTTCTTCCATGACATCTGCGAACCGTTCCGGGTCAGATGCCAAGTAATCCCAACCATTGAAGTTGGGGTCATCATCGAATTGCTGCATTTCTCGGTCAGCAATCCTTAGCATGTTGAGA